AAAAAATCTTATGAACAAGATTTATATGAAGCTATTACTGATTGGGAATCGTGGCGTCAAAAAAATGAATTAGAATTAGATAAAATAAAAAGAATCATTACATTTATGAGTCCTAAACATGTAGATAAAACTCAACAATTTTTAATGGACAAAGATAAAAAATATACTTTAGAAACGTGTTATAATAAATATGGATTCACCACTAAAGCAGTATGGTACGATGCATTAGATCAAGCTCCTCCACCAAAAGTAGAATACATTAGAAAGATGAGAGCAAATGGAGAACAACTTAATAAAAAGCCACGTATTTTATTATCAACCATTCATGGAGTCAAAGGAGGAGAATCAGAAAATGTTGTTCTTTTGTCTGATTTAAGTTTAAACACACAAAAAGGATATGAAAGAAATCCAGAAGATGAGAACAGATTATTTTACGTAGGCGCAACTAGAGCAAAAGAAAATTTACATGTTATTGAACCAAAAGATTTTTATAAAAGTTTTCCCATATGAAAGTATATAAAAAACAAATAGGTGGTGATCACTATCTCAAAATGAAAATTCAGCCAAGTGAATTTATAAACAAGAACAAATTGCTATTTGCAGAAGGAAATGCTATTAAATACATCTGCAGACACGCAGCTAAAGGAGAAGTAAAAGATCTAGAAAAAGCAAAGCATTATATAGATATGATTATTGAAAGAGATTATTCTGCCACAAATAATTTTAAACCACTCCCTCCGGGCTTTACTTTTACAAAGTCAAAGGATAAAAAATAGTGCAGAGACCTTTATTTAGACCTCAGACGGAATGGATTCCTCCTAATGACTTCCCAGATTTATCTAAAGAAAAAGAAATAGCAATAGATTTAGAAACTAAAGACCCACATTTAAATGTATCTCGAGGATCAGGCTCCGTAATTGGAATCGGAGAAGTGGTGGGTATATCTTTGGCTACGGATGTATGGTCAGCTTATTATCCTATTGCCCATGAAGGCGGCGGCAATCTAGATAAAAAAACAGTTTTAAAATGGTTTCAAGAAGTTTTAAATACAACTTCAGATAAAATTTTTCACAACGCTATGTACGATGTTTGTTGGCTTCGCGCTATGGGCTTAACTATAAAAGGAAGAATTATTGATACGATGATTTCAGCTGCCTTGGTAGATGAAAATCAATTGCGTTATGATCTTAACAACTGTGCTAGACGTTACATTTCTCAAGGGAAAGATGAGAGCGCTTTATATGCGGCTGCTAAAGAATGGGGTGTAGATGCTAAAGCAGAAATGTATAGACTTCCTGCAATGTATGTGGGAGCTTATGCTGAGAAGGATGCTGAGTTAACCTATCATTTATGGCAGGAATTAAAAAAAGAAATTATTAACCAAGACATACGTTCCATTTGGGAACTTGAAACTAATCTTTTTCCTTGTTTGATAGATATGAAATTTCTCGGTGTTCGAGTGGATCAAGAGCAAGCGGCGCGAGAAAAACAATTATTAGTAGAACAAGAAAAACAATTACTTCAAGAAGTGAAACATGAAACCGGAATTGAGGTACAAATCTGGGCCGCTCGATCAATCGCTAAGGTTTTTGATAAACTTAGATTGCCTTACGAGCGAACTGAAAAAACTAAATCACCAAGTTTTACTAAAAATACTCTAGCTAATCATCCTCATGAGGTAGTTAAAAAAATTGCTAGTGCTAGAGAAATTAATAAAGCTCATACTACTTTTATTGATACTATTTTAAAACATACATACAAGGGAAGGATCCATGCTGAAATCAACCAGCTTCGAGGAGATAATGGAGGAACTGTTACTGGCCGATTTAGTTATAGTAACCCGAACCTCCAACAGATTCCTGCACGGAACAAGAATCTTGGACCACGGATCAGGGCCCTCTTCATTCCAGAAGAAAAATGTCAATGGGGTTGTTTTGATTATAATCAGCAAGAACCTCGACTGGTAGTACATTATGCTTCCCTTCTCAATATTTATGGAATAAACGAAGTTGTTAGTGCTTATGAAAGAGGAGATGCAGATTTCCATAGTATTGTGGCCAACATGGCAGAAATTCCTAGACTTCAAGCAAAGACGATTAATTTGGGCTTATTTTATGGAATGGGAAAAAATAAATTGCAAGCAGAGTTAGGAACTAACAAAGAAAAAGCAGATGAAATTTTTAAAACCTATCATAGCAGAGTTCCTTTTGTTAAACAGTTAATGGATCAAACTATGAGTCGAGCTCAGATGTCCGGTAAAATTCGTACATTACTTGGACGTCTTTGTCGTTTTCATTTGTGGGAACCTAATCAATTTGGGATTCATAAAGCTCTTCCTCATGAACAAGCACTCGCGGAACATGGACCAGGAATTAGGAGAGCTTATACTTACAAGG